AGGGAGAGAGAAGAGGGGGTTGTAAAAGTTGTTGTAAATGTTGTGTTGTGTTGTAACCGTGTGTGGCCTCTGCCAAAGGGGTATCCGACTGGGAACATGTTTTTATATTTATTTTTGAATATAGCTGGAACCATTGGTTTTATTGGCTTCCTAGGGCTTGGGTTCCGTAAGAGATTTGTTGTGAGAAAAAGGCCCTTTTTTTGTTTCGATTCAGAACAGTGTTAAAAAGTCACAACATAAATCAGAAAAAGTGTGCAAATCCATCTCTACACAATGGCATTGTCTCCTAGTAGTTAACAATCTCCTCGGTCTCGCAGGCAAGCATAAGCAGCATCTTTCTCCCCCTCCCAGCTGCTATAAGTGATTGATTCATGGGAACATGCGCATAATAGCCATTATGTTAAATGCACAGATAAGTCCTTGATCTATCAGGCATCATGGATAAGGATCAAGGACTTAGATGATGCTGCCCCTCGATGTAGCGGGAAGACGTGTTAGCCCCACGGGGAGGGGGGATTTTTCTTTAATAAAGTCTTGCAGTGACCCCCTCAAAATTTTTCCACTTTTTCCGACCTCTTTTTTCAGTTCCGCGAAATCTTTTTTCAGTTCCGCGAAATCCTGTACACCTCAAAAAACGTAATCGCTCAGTTCCACGAAATCAGCGCTTAGTTCCGCGAAATCTTGATAAATTCCGCGAAATCTCGCGCTCAGTTCCACGAAATCTTCGTAAGTTCCACGAAATCTCGGTTTCACCTACGCTCACAGATTTTCTATATCTTCATCGGACAAGGTTCGCCCTATTCAGCCTTTATTCAGCCCCACGAGACCCTCTCCACCCCTCACGCGGTCATCACACCGTCCGTTGGACAAGCGGAAGAAGGATGGAAGAAGGGTGGAAGAAGAATGGAAGCTGCGCTGGAAGATACGCTATTATCCTGTGTATGCCCGTTGACGAGACACAACGTTACATGGTATTCAAGCGGACTATGAACAGATACCCTCCATACTCAGCCAGCTCCCCCAATTCTCCCAATTCGATCGATGAGTTGGCCGCGGTCTCTCCGGTGCCTATTACACAGGCACTTTGTCATGAGATTGAGCAGCTTGCGGTCGGATTGAGCAAGCAAGAAATTCTTGAGTACTATTTTCGAGACGAAGACAGTCTCTCCCCCAATGAGAGGATCATCCTTGCGCGGGCGTTTAATCGCGGGAGAGCCTCAGCCAAGGCGAAGGCGACGTTATCTCTGTTCAATCAGATGAACGGTAAGGATGGCATCAAGGGTGCCCTGTCCTATCTTGTGCGGTTTGCGGAAGATTGGCCTCAGCTGGAAGAGGAATCAAATTCAAAGAGTCAGCATGTGTTCAAAGTCGTGATGCCCGGAGAAAAATGAACAGTACAAAAGCAAAAGACAGCAAGACCAAGACCCCGCCCGAAGAAGCAAAGGAGTGGTTGATGGGCCATGACTTCACGGAAGAGGAAGCCAAGAACCTGCTCTCATGCCTGAAAGCTGACTCTAAGGAGAAGCTGCTTAATGATTTGCCACAGTGGTTGGAGTGGGTCGCCTACATTAAGCAGAACTACGACACCGTGGTTCACTTCGCGGCGCAGGGGTTTCTCAATGTTGAGTTGGGGGAGAAGGGGATCACGAAAGGGACGGAAGATCTATGGATCGGGCTGAAGACCGATGCAAGCGGTCGTCCTCGTATTCAATGTGAGCCCCCGCGGTTTAACTAATAACACACCAACGATCATGCAGAAAGTGACTGAGCCCCTTACCCCCGAAGTTGACCCAAACACCATTACTCCGTTTCAGATTCACATTTATCGCTACGCAGATGGGTCGACTGCCGTTTATGCGCCGGAATGCACGTCAACCGAGATGATGGCGGATATGCTGGAAGACGCCCTGTACGCCCTTGAGATCAACCTTGATCCGGTTGTTCATTGATGTTGTGGGTGAAAAGTTATCGAGCGGACCCTGCGGTAGTGCCTCTTGCAGATAGGCATTACAACAGGCAGAAGATTGGGTCTCCGCAGTTTGCGCCGCCTGGAAGGTGTGTGGTGCTCAAGACTCCTGATACGCGGGCTTTTTGGATTACAAGCTGGCCTTATGCACAGTACGTGAAACATGCTTGGGCGGGCGCGTGGGTGTGCAGTGCTTTTCGCAATGAAAGTGATGTTTTGAGCAGTTTGCTGGTGCGTGATGCCGTCGCGGCGACACTCGCAGCCTATGGGCCTGCACCGGAGCTTGGGATAGTGACGTTTGTTGATGCGCGGAAAGTCAGGAAAAAGCGCGATCCCGGGCGGTGTTACCTAAAAGCGGGGTTTCGTAAGGTGGGGGAGACGAAAGGGGGGCTAATTGCCCTTCAGATGCTACCGCACGAAATGCCACATCCGACTCCGGCGCAGGAAATGTGCCCATGACAGCACATCCCTTACAGTTGCAGGAGTACGAGGACCGCGGGCGGAAAGACGCAGAGCAGGGTGTCTTTAATTCGCCATACATTCCGGCAGAAGATCCGACGGAGGAAGACTGTAACGACGCGTATCTGAAAGGGTTCAGGCAGCGAAGGATTGAGCTTGGGGTGAATTTTCAATGGAGATGAGAGAAGAAGGGCGTAAGGATGACGCGGATAAGCCGATGGTGGGGCTGATGATCGCGGGTTTTCCGCGGGCTCTTTATGCCGTTGCGGAAGTGACGACGTATGGGGCGCAGAAATACGCTCCGGGCAATTGGGTTCACGTCGTGAATAAGGAGCAGCGGTATACCGACGCACTGTATCGGCATTTGTTGAAGGCGGCGGCAGGGGAACGGTGCGATCCTGAGTCGGGGCTGCCGCATCTCGCACATGCGGCCTGGAATATCCTTGCGCTGCTTGAGATGAGCAATGGCTAAGAATGCCCGCGCACAGCGTTCCAACCTTTATGTGCCTGACAATGAAATTATCTATGTTGCTAGTCCAACATTAGCAAAGTTTCACCAAGATGATTCGTTTGTACGAGGTGTACTCGGGCCAATTGGTTCTGGGAAGAGTGTAGCTTGTTGTTGGGAAATGTGGAAAAGAGCACATGAACAAGAACCTCATAATGGAGTTAGAAGTACACGTTGGGCTGTAATCAGAAATTCTTATAGAGAATTGACTGATACAACTATGAAGACGTTTTTTGATTGGTTTTTAGAGCATCTTGGCATGTTCCGGCAGATGGACATGATGTGGTCCTATGTCAGTCAGCTCCCTGACGGCACGACCGTCGATATGGAAGTTCTGTTTCGGGCACTTGATAAGCCGCAAGATGTGAAGAAGCTCCTCTCACTCGAGTTGACGGGGGCGTGGGTCAATGAAGCCCGCGAGGTGCCCCGGCAGGTCGTTGACATGTTGGGCGGGCGTGTCGGGCGGTTCCCTTCCATGCGGCAAGGCGGGGCGACGTGGTTTGGGATCTTTATGGACACCAACCCGCCGGATACTGACCATTGGTGGTACGTGTCCTTCGAGGAGGAGCGGCCCGAGGGTTGGCGGATCTTCAAGCAGCCCTCCGGCCTGTCTCCTGAAGCCGAGAACATCGACAACCTGCCAAAGGACTACTACGTCAACATGCTGCCCGGCAAAGATCAGGAATGGATCGATGTCTACGTTCACGGCAAGTACGGCTTTCTGTCCGACGGCAAGCCCGTCTACCCCGAGTACAACGATTCCATCCATTCGACGCTGGACGACATCGAGCCCAATTTCGAGATCACGGTGGGCATCGACTTTGGCCTTACGCCTGCCGCGGTGTTTATTCAGCAAGCCCCAAGTGGCCAAGTTCAGATCATTGATGAACTGGTGACGACCGACATGGGGGCCATGAACTTCGGGCGTCTTCTCAAGCAAAAGCTGGTCAAGGACTACGGGCACTGCACCCGCATCGACATCTATGGCGACCCCGCGGGGGATCAGCGGGCGCAGACCGACGAGACGACGCCGTTTCAGGTCTTGTGGAACCAGGGCATTGAAGCGTTCCCCTGCCACACCAACGATTTCACGATTCGGCGGGAATCGGTCGCTGATTTCATGGGCCGGCTCGCCTTCAATGGGCAGCCGGCCTTCATCATTGGCTCCAAAGCGCCAATGACCCGGAAAGCCCATGCCGGAGGGTACAAGTACAAGCGGGTGCAGGTCAGCGGGGAGCAGCGATTTCAAGACAAACCGGACAAAGGGCGGTATTCTCACCCCGCGGAAGCCCTCCAATACGCCATGCTGGGCAAGTTCGGCGGGGACAATGTGATTGGCGGCTATGGCAAGCAGCAAATCGACTATTCCGTCACCAACAAAATGATCGTGTGAGTCAACGCCCATGAACGACCCCCGCGACGACGAGTGGTTGTACCAGCTTCAGCAGTTGCACCCGTATTTCCAACTGTCAAGTGACGAGGATCAGCGTCTTTATCAGTTTTCTCAAGACGTTCAGTCGCCTGAGTTTCGGCAGCAAATGCTGGAATCCCTGATCGGTACCGTGGGGGTGCCTGCGACGTACGAAACCGCGACGAACCAACTCAGGAAACTCGTTCTCGGCACCCCAGAACAGCAAGCCGCCGAGAAAGCCCTCCAAGACCGCTACATGAGCCACTACTCACCCTCTGAACTTGAGCAGTGGATGAAACAGGCACAGGAGCACACGAAAAAAGCATCGATGAAGGGGTACAAGCCATCTACCTCCGCGGCACGGGACACTCAAGACCCGATGTCCAGCATCTACAATGCTCTCATCTTTGCGTTGGGCGGGGCTAAGTGAGCACGACCGCGCCCCAATGGGTCGCGATCAGTGGGGCGTATTTGTTGGCGCTTTCGGTGCATCTCGAACATCGCTGGCACATCGAGAACGAGACTACCGCGGCATTGGAAAGGATCGCGGAGTTGGAAGCCATCATCAGACCGGGGATTTTGCCGCACGCACAGGAAGTCGTGAATCAGATTCATCTTCATCTCGCAGATTTGGCGCAACGTGTCTCGCTGGTTGAGCTGGACTTAGCTAAAATCGATGCGGCATTAGAAAGGGTTAAGCCGCTGTTCACTCCACGAAAGAAAAACTAGCCATGGCACTCGATACCGACACGATCCTTTCGATCATCAAGAATGAGCTTTCGACCAACGAAGTTCTGATTGATGAAAATCCGCTGAACTACTACACGGGGCAGCCGAGGGGCGATGAGGTCACGGGGCGGTCTCAAGTCATTTCGACCGATGTTGCGGATGCGATTGAGTGGATCATGCCGCAGATCATGCGGGCGTTCACCGAGAATCACGAAATCGTGACGTTCGATCCTGTGGGGCCGATGGATCAGCAGCAAGCGGAGCTTGAATCGAAGTTTGTTTATGACGTACTGATGAAGCAAAACGATGGCTTCATCATCCTGTACGAGTTCATCAAGGACGCGTTGATTCAGAATAATGGCGTCATCAAGGTTTTCTATGAGGAAACGCAGTCAGTTACGACACGGCGGTTTTCCGGGCTGTCCACTGAGTCTGTGATGGCTGCGCTTTCCTCACCCAATGTCGTTTCGTACGAGGCAACGGATAACGGAGATGGAACGGCAAATCTCAAACTCACCGTTGAGAATGTCAGTGGAAAAGTGGTTGTTGAGTCTGTTCCAATTGAGCAGTTTCGTTATAATCTCGATCATAATAGTGCAAATCTTGATACTGCAAGGTTTACTGCACATGTTTTCAAGAAAACCGTGTCCGAATTGTTGGAGGAGGGATATTCGGCATCCGTACTTGAAGAACTGAGTACGTCGAACTCCTATAACCCTTCCGCGTATCGTTTTGCCGCGCAAAACGAGAATACGCTTCCCCTGGATAGTCTTGATGAATCACTCCGCGAAGTTGATGTCGCGGAGTGTTACATGAAGATTGATGTTGATGGCGACGGAATCGCCGAATACTGCAAGATACTGGTTGCGGGGTATGAATCACCGACGCATATCCTATCCATCGAAGAATTGGACGATTCACCGTGGGTTGCGACGACTCCTATACTTATGCCACACAAGTTTAAGGGGTTGTCGATCTATGATCGTTTGAAACAGTTGCAGGATGCCAAGACATCACTGTTTCGTAACATTCTTGATAACTTTTACTTGCAGAATAACCAGCGCACGGTGGTTGTTGAGGGGCAGGTCAATATGGATGACCTTCTCATCTCGCGACCGGGGGGCATTGTCAGGGCCAAGCGGCTTGACGCAATAACGCCGTTGCCGAATCCGTCGCTGGATCAAAACGCGTTCTCGCTGATGCAATACCTGGATGGCGTACGAGCTGGACGTACCGGGGTTGCACCAGAGGGCGAAGTCACACCGCAGAGGATCGGTGAGCGAGTGGGCTCTGAGGGTGTGCAAATGATGCTCAACGCCAAGGAAGAGTTGGTGGGGCTCATTGTCAGGACGATTGCGGAAACCGGCATAAAGCCACTCTGCGTCAAGATACGGGACTTGCTTGTGCGTCATCAAGACGCGGTTCCGTATGAGTACAAGGGGCAGTGGGTTACGGTGTCGCCCGCAGAGTGGCAGCCAAGGAGCGGCACGACGGTCCGGGTGGGAACGGGAACCGGCAACAAGAAAGCACAACTCGAAGCCATCGGTGCTCTGCTACAGATGCAGGGGCAGATGGTGCAGGTGCCGGGGCAATCCCTGGTGACGCCCGATAAGGTCTACAACACGCTGAACGACTTCTGTAAGTGGTCGGGGCTGGTCTCCGCGGCCAATTACTTTATGGACCCGGTTTCGCCGGAAGGTCAGCAGTACAAGGAACAGACGGATGCGCAGCAGCAACAGGTCAAGGAAATGCAGGATCAGTTGCAGGTGCAGACCGTTCAGGCGCAGACCTTATTGGCGCAGGCTGAACTTCAAAAGGCGCAAGCTGAGCAGATGAATGTTCAATTGAAAGCTCAGATTGAAGATTTGAAGGGACGGCTTACCTTGGCGACTAAAGACGCGGAAGCGGCAGCTAAGGACGCAGATAGATTACTAAAGCGGTATGAAATAGATACCAAGGCTGCGTTGGAATTGACAAAGATCGAAGCGCAGAGTAAAACGCAGGAAGATCAAAACATGCTTCAAAACCGTCAGTTAATGGCCAATGAGATGGCACAGGGTTTTGAACGGGCACGTAAGGAAAAGGAGATGGAGCATGGTCAGAATATGGACCATCGCCGCGAGGACCGTGCCGATTATGAGACGGCGGCATCTTCCATGAATCAGGAAACACCCGGAGAAGTAGAGGATGATTGAGAATGAGGAAAGGCTAACAGAGCAAGTCAGGAAGGCGCGACAAGCGCAACAGGCTTATGATACGTATCTGCGTGAGTACATTGAGACACGCCGGAACAACATTCTAAGTCAGTTTATCAACGGAATGAACAATCCTGAAACTCTCGCGCATCTGAAGCACTGCTCAGATGCGCTTTTAGCATTGGAAGCTTCGATCTTGACCGATATTGAGTCAGGCAAGCTTTCATCGATGGATTTAAACGCAAATAGAGGTATCAATTAAATGCAACCGGAAACTTCGACTAACTCTACCGAAACGGCGAGCGTCGATCCTGTCGATCAAATTGCTGACCTTCTGTTAGGCGATGAGAAAGAGGATGAAGATGAGCTAGAGCAGTCTGCAACCGGCGCTGAGGACACCGAAGGTGAATCCGAAGAGTTGGAAGCTGATGATGCGGAGGGCTCTGACAAGGAGGAAGTGACGTGGGCGAGTGCTCTCGGGGTAGATGATTCCAACCTCGTTCTTGATGAGAAAGGCGATTTGGTCGGCTTTCATGTCAAGGTCAATGGCGAAGAGTCTATGGTCAGTGCCCGTGACTTGATCGCGGGGTATCAGACCAACCGATACAACACCCAAAAATCTCAAGCTATTGCGACTGAGCGCAAAGAGTTTGATTCCGTACGCGACCGTGCAGCGTCTATCTACGTTGAAAAGCTGCAAGTTGCCGATAAGTTAGTGGACGTTTTGAAGCAATCACTGGCTTCTGAGTACCAGAAAATCGATTGGGATCACCTGAGAATTCAGAACCCCGCTGAGTGGTCCGCTTTGCAAACGGAGTATACCAACAGACTGCAACAAATTGAGCAGGTTGTTGAAGCTCTGAACAGCGAAGCGTCACACAGTAAGGAATTGTACAATCAGGATGCGTACAACCGCTTCCAGTCGTATGTGATGGATCAGGTCAACCGTGTGATTGCGGAGAATCCCGAATGGCGTAACCGCGAGAAAATGCAACGGGATATGCAAGAGCTAGGACGTGGCGCAATTGAGCACTATGGCATTACGCCGGAAGAGTTTAATATGCTCGTGGATGCTCGGCATGTCAGTATTCTCAAAGATGCGCTGGCCTATCGAACCGGCAAAAAAGCACTTCAAACGAAGAAGACCGCACCCCGCTTCCAGAAAGGTGGAAAAACGGGCAAGCCTATGGATAAGTTAACTCAGCTAACCCTCCGTGCAAAGAAAGCGACAGGGGCACAACAACGCGATTTTCAAACTGACGCGATTGCTGCGTTGCTCTTGTCCAAACGATAGGACGTTACCATGTCTAGTGCAAATCTTGACTCCGCAGACCTCAAAGCCGTAGTGGCTGGGGGTTTGATTCGCGAAGATGTCATGAACAAGATTTTTGACATCTCCCGCATTCCGCTGCCGTTCACTGATCTATGCGGTGCTTCTACCACCTCCGACAATGCGTATAAGGAATGGACGCAGGATACTTTGGCAAGTGTCGATACGACCAATGCCATCATTGACGGCTCTGATGCGTCAGGTAATGACACGGCGACCGGCAAGCGTGTCGGCAACCAGCATCAGATTTCCGACAAGGTTGTCCGCGTGTCGTATCGTGCTGATGCGTCCAACACCATCGGGCGAGCGAAGGAATTGGCCTACCAGATGATGCGTCGGCAGCAGGAACTTCGCCGTGACGTTGAAGCGATCAGCTTGTTGAATCAGGCATCCGTCGCAGACAACGGTAGCAATACCGCGGGCAAGGTTGGCGGTTTGCCGTCGTGGATTGAAACCTCTGTCAGCAACGGCGCATCGCCGGGTGCCGCTGGTGGGTTCAACACCTCTACGAAGCTGACGGTTGCTCGGACGGTCGGTGTGGCGCGTGCGCTGACGGAAGCGACTCTGCGCAGTATGATCCAAAGCGTCTATAGCCAGGGCGGTGACGTGTCGGTTTTGATGACGGTTCCGGGCATCGTTGGGTCGTTCAGCAAGTACATGCTGTCCAGCTCGGCGCAAGTCTCGACCATCATGTCGGACCAGGGCAAGAGTCAGACCCCGGCGGCAGCATTGGGCGCGGTCAACGTGTTTGTAACCGACTTTGGCACTATCAAAGTGGTTCCGAATCGGTTGCAGCAGAGCTACAACAGCTCAGACACGAAGAGCTGCGCGGACGTGTTCCTGCTCGATCCGGCTTACGTTCAGCACTCCTACCTGAAGGGCTACCAGACGCAGGAGCTGGCAACCACGGGCTTGGCCAACAATCGCCAGATTTCGGTGGACTGGACTTTGGTAGTTGGCACTGAGAAGGCGCATGGCCTGATCGGTGACGTTGAAATTGCCGCAGCGATGGCTGCTTCGTGAAGCTGATCATGAAGAAAGGTAAGCCAAAACCGAAGCCGAAGCCCTGTTGATGGTCGAAGCAAAGGCAGTGAAGGCGGCCCATGATGCGAAGCCGCCTTCGCCTAAACCAGCATCGTACGTCAATGTGTCTGACAAGATTCTGCACTTGGAAGCCGGGGTCTTTGAGCCCGGTGCGGAAGTGCAAGCGACTCAGGCAGAACTCAGCAACTTCTTTGAGTACATCAAGGCGAAGTGATGGTTAGTGGGGTCATACGCAGTCGGGTGGTGTTTGATGATGCTGACAATAAGCTCTACCACGAGCAGACGCAGCCAACAGAAGACATTATCCTAGAGGACAATGCGAATCTTCGGAAAGACAATGCACTGCGTGATTTGTCTTTTGGGCGCCAAGTGGCATCCATCCCATTTATTCTATGGGACAAAGCTGTCCGTTCTGGGTATGACCTCAATAGCCCTGACTCTGATATTGCGGCCAAAGAGTTGATGCGGTTCCTTCGATCCCCTGAAGGTCAAGTTTGCATGGTAAGGGATAAGTTATGAGCGGCGAACATCATTATCATGGCTCTAACACGACAGTTAGAGGCATTTTGTACTTCGATAGCATTAACGCTGTTACTGCTGAAGAAGCGGGCGTTGGAGCTATTTTCGCTGGTGGCAAGCTGTATTGGAGCGATGGCTCAGACATCATCGCGCAGAATGCTGACTTGGCTGTCATTGTAGAAGCGCCTGCTGCCGCCGATTCAACAGGCACTGCAGGGCAGATTGCCTATGATGCGACACACATTTATGTCTGTGTGGACACCGACACGTGGGTCCGTGCTGACCTTGCTACGTGGGGTGCATGATGAACAAAGTAGCACTTGAGATTGCTGAAGTCAGCGTTGAAGTTACACGTCCTGCTGATACGACGGCATATTCGACGAATGACGTGGTTTCTAACTCGACCAGTGCGCCGGCTGTGCTGACATTTAGTAACTGCGCCGCAGAAAATGAGGGCAGTGGGTACATCACCAAAGCGCGTGTATTCACAGACTCTGCTACGGCTTTGCTTGGCGCTCAGATTCGATTGAATCTGTATCACACCGCTCCGACTGCGATCAATGACAACGCGCAGTTCACGCTGTTGTACGCGAATGCTGGAAATCGTATTGGATACATCGATTTTCCTGTGCTGGAAACTGGCGGTACGGGCTCTGATTCATCTGGTGCTCTTTGGATCGACTTGCCGATTCAGTTCAAGTGCGCTCGCGGATCGAAGGCACTGTATGGTGTCCCTGTTTTGCGGACTGTTGGTGCGGCACCCGCTTCCGGGCAGAAGTTGAAGTTCTTCCTTGGCATTGAGAAGCATTCCTGAGGCGCAACGGCAATGGCACTATTTCGAAGAGTAAAGCCACCGTTTGGCCTCAAGACGCTCGTTAAGGATTCGAACGTCGTCCAGATTGAAGACCCAAGCGCAATCTGGGGCGCTGCGGATTTCTTGCCGCGAAGGAATCTTCTGACGTATTCTGGGAATCCATCCGTATCCCCCTGGAGCAATTCAGGCACGCCTACAATAACGGCTGGGCAAAACGATCCGTGGGGCGGGGCAACTGCGTCGTTAGTCACGTTTGGTTCAACTGCTGGGCAAGGAATACGAATCTATCCAACATGGTCTGCTGGATCTTATCGATTGTCCTTTATCGTCAAGAAGTCTGAAGTCTGTGACTGGTATCGTGTGTTGTTGTTTGCTACGTCTGGAACTAGCTTTTTCCAAAACTGGTTCAATCTAGCAACGGGCGCTGTTGGATCGTCGTCAGTTGGCGGGACTGGAGCTTTTACGTCCGCGTCTAGTTCTCCGCTTGGTTCAGATTGGTATCAAGTGACGGTATCTGGGAGCATCCCAATCGGAGATGTAGCATCCTTTGCCGCGATATACCCAGCCACAGCGGATGCTAGTAATACCACAGTCAACAACGCGGTTTTATTGTTCGCTGGAGCACAGCTTTCATATCAAACCACCCTTGACCAATCCTACCAGCGCATCACTGATTGGGTCTCTGAACAATACGCCTGGGCGGCACAGAAGAATGTGCCGCGGCTGCGGAGGAATTTAACAACAGAAACAAAAGACACCACTAAATGGTCTTCGTTTTCTACCGGAACTCCAACGCGCATATTGTCCGCACAACCTGATCCGTTCGGTGGTACCAATGCGGATTGGTATTCTGGAAACAACAACAATACATGGATTGGGCGTGTTTGCATCAAACTTGTTGCATCAAATTACAGATTTAGCGTCTATTTAAAGTCTGACACAAACCAAAACATACCGTTGTTGATGTATTCAACTGGAGGCGGGTCTAGTGGAACGATAACGGTATCGGTTACAACGGAATGGCAGAGGTTTGAACTTGGTTATGAATGTACCACAACGGCAGGAAACCTTAATTGGGTCGTAAACATAGGCAATGGAAAAAACATCGGTATTTATGCGCCACAGGTCGAACTTGGCAGCACGGCAACGCCATATCAAGAAGTCGGCACCTCTTGGGCCGCAACCTACACCGCACTCGCCCTCGCCGCAGGCTACCCGATCAGCATGTACTCCGACGCAGCCGGGTCTGTGGCGACGTATGGGCCGGATGATCCGGTTCGGGTGATGCTGGACGGCAGTGATGGGTATGTGCTTGGTCCGGAATTGGTGACGAACGG